GTCCTTGTGCTTATACCTAATAAGTATTAATATGTAAGTGTAGTAGTTAATCACGAAAGGAGTTTGAAATGAGTTTGTCTTTGTATGGATACGAGGTTTTCAGTATTGCCCAAGCCCAGGGGATTTTGATTTTGGCTTTGGCAAAAGGTCAAATGGGCAGGGCTGCTGCTGCTAGGGCAGTTATCCAGCAATTTCAAGAAAGGGGTGCAGCATGAGTCAGGAAATGTATGGTTGCGACATTGAGCAGTTTATAGCGCAGATCAGATCATCAGCCAGCTACAAGTTGGGTGGGGCTGGTATTGTTGTTGCTGGTCTTATGAGTGATGCTCAAGAGGAATTGGCTGTGGGTGCGAATGAAAGAGCCAGACAGAGTTTGAACAGAGCCAAAGCGATTTTGTTTGAAATCATGGATGGCAATATGATTTTGGAAATTCCAAGATAACCACGAAAGGGAAATAAAATGTCTAGCTATTATGAAGATTTGAAAATTAATAATCCTGCGAAGTATGCGGATTTGCGAATTGCTGGCAATTCTGACAAAGTTGCATTAAAGAATATGATTCGAGCATTATCTATTTTGCCTGGTCTTAATTCTGAAGCGGATGATCTTCGCCTGGCAGCAGCAAAAAGATTATTAAAGAATCGCTATTAAAATAAGCCCCTTGTGGGCTTTTTGCTCTATCCTATAGGGGTAGATGTATGATACAATTTAATGAAAGGAGTCTATATGCAAATAGGCAAATATGAGATTAGTCCATCGGCTATTTTCTATGTAACAGCAGAAGATGAATATCCAGTATCAGTCAATGCTGGTGATGGTATTCCAATGGTTGCAGCTTGGATCAATGGAGAACCTCAACCCTTTGATATGAAGGGTGTCTTTATGCTACCAATTAATTCATCGGCTTTTCAGGCTTTGGTGATGGATTCCCAGGCAGCATCATAAAGTTCTTTCATCTTATTGTTGGCTGCATTAACCTTTTCCTGCTCATCAGCAGTTAATGGTCTTTTTTGAACTTCAGCATCCTCGACAATAATACGAACTTCTTCATAGTACTTATGCCCTTTTTCTTTTGCTTCTAGCATCTGGGGCATATTTACTTGAATCTCAGCATAAGAACCATTGACTTCAACCACCATATTGATGTCTCGGTATCCAGACCCTGCTAATGAATCGACATTAGGATCAAGAAGATTTCTTAATTTTGCTGGCTCACCATATTGGGCTTTAATCTTCTCGATAGCACTTGGCACATCTTTTACTGAATTAATCTCGATAGTGGTTCTGAGCAAATCTTTAATTTTGGATGGGTCATTATTGTAAGACTTGGTGATCTTATCAACTGCTCTTTCTGAACCCTTGAGTGGCACAACCGCAGCTTTACCACCAAGTTCTTTAGCGATCTGGGCATTGGTCTCATCAAACTTGTTTTTGTTTTGGGCAGCCCTTTGGTACATTTCTTCAAATTCTTTGCGTTTTTCTTTTGGTAAGCGATCTACATCTTTCTTTTGCAACTTTCCTTCTAAATGCTCTTTTGCGCTTTTGGCGGTTGGAACTTTAGGTGGCTCTGCTGCTGTAGGTTTATTTGCTGCCTTTGGTGGCTCTGGTGGTTGTGGAATAGATTTAGCTGCCACAGTATATGGGGCTTGTGCTCGACCACCAGGCATAGTAGTGGTTGCTGCGCTACTACCTGCGCCAGCAGTAAATTTTCCATCCGCATCCCTGGGATGGTCTTGTTCTATGAAAGCATCAGCTTTTGGGGTGGGGTTTGCCCAATCCCCCTTTGCAAAATAAGCATCCAATCTAGGTAAGTTTTTAAGTTCTTGTTCTGGAATTTCATATTCAGCGATTGCATCAGCATCCAATTGCATAGAACTTTGGAACATATCTGGCATTTCATTCAAATTGTCAGCAGCCCATTGAATTAAATTTGCTCTATTTTGTGGATCAATAACTGGCAGCATTGTACGAAGTACTTCAGTAACACCTTTTAGCTTAATGTCATCAACTTTGACTTTTTCGCTTGGCGGTTCTTCCATGAGTGATTCCCACTCAGGTTTGAAAGCATTTTTCCATGAATAGAATGCTTGCTCATAGGTCATCTTGCCATATTGCTCTGGATAGGCAGATTGAATAGATTCAAATAATTCTTTATTCCAGGCTCGGTGCATTACGATCTTGTCAAAGAATCGGAACAAAGATTCCATGTCAACTCGAATGCCATCAATGTACTGGACAATGGCTTTTGCATCTTCAGTACCTTCACCAAAGCCTTGAGTAAATGCTTCATCTTTGAGTAGCATTGCAGGGACATCGGAAGCAGCAGCAATATTGGCAATGATGTTATCTCTGGCAGTTGTCATTGCAGTTGCAGTATTGGTCAAATCAATGGAGTTGATTTCTTCATCAATATCAATTGATAGCACATTGCCAGTACCGCCTTCTTGCAAATAAGTGCGCTTAATACCAGCAGCAGTTTGCATTAAGCGATTGACAATAGACCCAGCAGGTTTTTGCTTGGCAATAATCAGACCTGATTTAAAAGTCACCAGGTCATCGGTAATCATCGACTGAACAAAAGACTTTAATGGATACAATGCCCTTTGAAACACACTTCGACCTGTATAGCCGAAAGCACTAGATTGGAAAGACAAGTAGATAGGAGTGCCATTGAATACCACCACGCTACGGCTAGGATGATAAGGCTGACCAGCAGCAGTAGTGTATGCAAGAGGTTTTTGAAAGTCTGGCGCATTTGGGTTCTGGTTTGTAACAATCGAACCAGCCATGTTTAATGGGTCTAACTGATTAAAATAAATGTTGAGATCAGGAAGCTGCCAAGGATCAATAGGCTCAGTAGTAGGAATCTTATCAGCACCCACAACAATTCCACCAGCCCCATAAGTGCGATTGATAAACATAACATCACGAATATGATTAGTAGCACCTAATTTTTCCCATTCTTTTTGAAATGCCTCGACCAACATTTCCTTTGGTTCTGCATCTACAGTAATAATTCTGGGTTTTGAAAGAGCCAAGCGAACTGGCTTTTCAACTAATTTACCGCCTAATGGGTGATATTCCCAAATGATTTTGCATAATTCATAACCTGCCTGTGAACCTGGTTGGATATTCTCAGAACTGAGCAGGTTCATTAATTCACCACCCAGATAAGTATTATTCACCATCACATCAGACATAGTTATTCCTTAGTAGCCATATTTATCGCCAACACCAATGGCTAAACTATATACGAAAGCATCTAGCAAGTCATCTGCTCTTTTGTAGGCATCTTTATCGCCAATTCTAAATCCAGTTACCTGAGTTAATAGGTGATTACGACTAGCATTTTTAAATGTCATAGTCTTATCAAAAGCATAATCGCTAATCTTCATTAAGCCCTGGTGAAAGTAACCCGATACAGAAATGGCTCTTTCATCCTTGCCTACTGAGGTTAACCCTGAGTCAATGGCATGAGTATTCCATCCTCTTGCTCTGCCTTGTTGAATCAAAATTGATCCAGCAGCAGCATCTTCAATAAATGTACCGACAACTCCCTGCCTTGCATTAGTCAATCTAGCGAGTTCTTCTAATCTGGAAAATACACTTGGCATCCAATTTTCTAGCATTGCGCCATCAATTTGCACAATATCCCAATCCAATAAAATCAGGTTATATGGATTTTGGGTATATCGGTCTACAGCAACATAGACAATGGCAGTACCATCATTTTCTTTACCGCCTTTGACCGCAGTATCAATGACTGCATATACACCATCGCATTTACTAGGGTAAACCACAGGTTTATTATCGACCAGCAGCTTATCTAGGCTAAAGAATGCTTCACCTGACCAATCCACGAATTCAGCCAGGTATTCTTGCTTAAATACCATTGGATGATTTTCTCTCTCCAGCTTTTCCAATTCCTCTTTAGGTAGAAATGGATTAGTAAAGGTTGGAGCATGGTATTCAGTAAATCCATGTTCAGGCTGATTGCATATCTGCCAAAAGAAGTTGTCGCTATCAATTCCATTGGGTGTTGATGCTGTAATACAACTACCTTGATAATCGAGTAATGCTGGTTTGATAGCGGTTTGCCATACTTTAGACATATTGGGCTTGGTAAAGGCTGCTTCATCAATAAAGGCTTTATGGTATTTCCTGGATCGACCAGCCCTTTCATTTTCCAAAGTCCAGAAGTCTATGCGCCCACCAGTATAGGTTTGAATAATGCCATCAATCTTAGATGATGACTTAATCATGGGAGCTAATAGATCGGCTATTTCCCTAAAGGCTTCAGATTGAATTTTATAGTCAGGTGCAAACCATCCTATTTTTTCGCCTTGGGCTGCTCCAGCACAAGCAATGTTTTGCATCATGGCAGTTTTGCCCCATCGCCTACCGCAGCGAATAGCAAAAAATCGAGTGGAAGCATCAAAGGCTTCTTGTTGTCCCTGGTGTAAAGGGGGTAATTCTATGGGTTCTCTACCTTGTTTTGACAGGGATGCCATTGACTGTCCAGTTATTGTTTTCTACATCAAATTGAACTTGATCGCCATATTTTTTAGGACACCATTTAGCTAATAGTTTTAGCCTAGTATCGACTTGTAATCTACGATGATTAAAAGCATCAGCCACTACGACTTTAACTTTTGTTGGTTTTCCTTGATCTTCAATGGTTTCTTTTGTTTCTAAATAGCAAGGAGTATCAGCAATCATTAGGGCTTCTTCGGCTATTGCATCAAAGCCAATCTCCCTTGCGTGTGCGATGTGTGCGGAAAATGTATTATCTTTTGCCATCCAATCATACACAGTTCTCCAGTTTGGCATTCCTTCAGATCGACAAATTGCTCTTAATGGCTCTCCATCTGACAATCTTTCAGTAATCTCATGGGCTATTTCTTCAGTAAAGATGGATGGTCTGCCCTTTTCTTTCATAAATACTTCCATTCACCAAATAATTCTGGTTTTTTCCATGCAGCATATCTAAGCATGGCTTTTCTTTCTTCAATTTTTTCGGTGGTTGGTATATTTTTCCATTCATTGACAAGTCTAGCCATGAAATTTTTAATAATCCATGCTTTTCTTTTAAATGAATCATTTTCATCTCTAAATGGTTGATTTCCGCCTTTGGCAATATTAAGAAGTTTTCCAGATTCTTTATATTGAGCAATCATTTGTTTTTCAAGGGATTGCCAATCATTACTTATAGCACAGGCTAATATAATCAATTCTACTGAATTTGGATTTTTTCTAATCCATTGATGTAATTTTGTATTTCGCCTTTTTGAGTCATAAATATGTTGTTTTAATCTTTTTTTTGGATCATCCGATTTTCCAATATAGATTATCTCTCCAGTTTTTTTATCTGAGAGTCCATATATTTTAGAAAATTTAACTTGTTTATCCATAATTTCTAGTGTCAGGTAGGCATCTTTTGGGATGTAGCGAATGCAAGGACAGTTGCACCCTACCTGACGATTGGAATATTAGCACAAGCTATTACAAAGTGTTAGTAGTAATACTGAGTTTGGTGTTAATCATGTCCAAAAGCGAATCTTCCGATGGGTAGATTTTTTCAAATGATTTTCTCCCCATTCCATGAATCCCTGCATTCCCTCTATGATGTTCTCTACACAAGGGGATAACAGGGGCTTGGTCTCTAGGTTTGGTTCTGCGGATGTGGTGCAACTCTGCTGGTGTGCCTTCTCCATATCCGAGGTGGTAACACAAAATGCAGCCAAATCTGGCAATTCTGTCATACATCCTTTTTTGTTCTTTATTTGCCATTTATCGCTAATGCAATATTGATTGCTTTACTTACTGCCTTCCATATTTCTTTAGGAAGTGTAATAGTAATCATGTCTGATCCCTTTAGGCTTGGGGATACTTCTACCCAATGATCCATGTACCAAGAAAAAAGGCTACCCTCTGGATTTTGGCTAAACCAGATTTGATTAGGCTTTGAGTCTACAGGATTTTGACCCCAGGGCAAAGTACCCATGTATTCAGGATTAAAAGAATAACTCATTTCTCTTGTGCCTTATTTGTATTAGGTTTTCTACCATCTTCATATCCATTGTCATAAGCCCTAATTTTTTCTGCTTTCAACGCTTCTATTTCAGCTTGTTGCTGTCGTAGCATGGTGGCAGCTTTACCAACCAAATTTTCCGATGTATAAGATTCTTTTCTTGATTTGTCCAACAAAAAAGCCAATTCAGTAGCGTTCATTTCTCACTTGCCTTTCTTAGTATTGCTAACTCAGCTTGCATTTCTGCCAACTTATCGCATGGTACTAATACTGAATTGATAGGTCTTTTATAGGAATGGGTATAAAGTGGTATTGAAGAATCCGCAGTTGAATCTTTATCCCAAGATAACCAGCCTTCATCCATGTGATTGTTAATCCATGCTACTGGTTCATCATCCCAGACTTTAGGTCTGACTATGCTAAATGTGCCATCTTGATTATCTTTAATCATATTTTCCCTTTCGTGGATTCTATAATACATCAATTCCTTGCTCTACTGCCCATGCCTGGATGTATTCGATCAACTCGATCATTTCAGGTACAGTTAAATCCGATGTCCTGCGAAAAACAATATCAACACCATGTCCATCAATTGCTGGTAACATTTCTACTGGTTCTCCCCTTGCTCGGAGCCAAGCTGCTGTTAGGAGTCTTTTCCATGTCTCTACTTCTTGTTTTTTTCCTACCCATTCTATTTTTTGGGCTATTTC